CGAGAACGGCAACGATCAGGCCAACAGTCACGCGCTTGCCGGGGGCCTGGCCCATGGCGACGACCACGAGGGTCCGGGCAGCGGTTTCGAGATCAACTTCCATGGGCACATCCAGAATCGATGAACGCCAACCTGATCACAGGTTGAGTGTTCCTGGCTTTGATTTGGATCAGATTGCAGGGGGCGAGACATGAGCTGGACCGCCTCTGAACTGGACGCCCTGCGAAAAGCATATGCCAGCGGCACGTTGCGGGTGTCCTTTGAGGGTCGCAGTGTCGAATATGGATCGGCCAGCGATCTCCTGAGCCGCATCCGGACGATCGAGGCCGAGATGCAGAGCCAGTCCGGCAATAAGCCGCCGCGCCGCAGTCTCGCGTCCTTTGCCCGGGGGTAATGTCCAGATGAATTGGCTCGATCGCACCATTGGAACTGTGGCGCCGGCTGTTGCGTTGAGGCGCTTGCGCCAGCGCCAGGCGCTGCAACTGATGCAGCGGTCCTATGAGGGAGCGAAAGCAGGCCGACGCACCGATGGCTGGGTGACGGCGGGAACCGGTGCCAATGCCGAGATCGGACCTGCAAGTTCGCGGCTGCGGGCCCGGTCTCGGGACCTTGTGCGAAACAACCCCTACGCCGCCAAGGCGGTCAATGCGCTCGTCAGCAATCTGGTTGGCACCGGAATCGTTCCAAGGGCACGCGCGAAGCGATCTGCCATTGCCAAAGCCGCGGATCAGTTGTGGCTGCAGTTCGCCGCAAGCTGTGACGCCGAGGGATTGACAGATTTCGGGGGTCTGCAGGCGCTGATCGTGCGCAGCCTCGTCGAAAGCGGGGAGGTTCTGGTCAGGTTCCGGGAACGCCGGATGGAAGACGGTCTTGCCGTCCCCTTGCAGCTTCAGCTTCTGGAGCCGGACCATCTCGATAGCGCCAAGACAGAGGAACTCTCCAATGGCGGCTACATCCTGCAGGGGATCGAGTTCGATGCACTGGGGCGGCGGCGGGCCTACTGGCTGTTTCCCAGCCATCCCGGCGAGAACCGAGGTCGTTCACTTGTGTCGCGTCCTGTCCCCGCCAGACAGGTGCTGCATCTCTTCGAGCGGCTGAGGCCGGGGCAGGGGAGGGGTGTCTCATGGTTTGCACCCGTGATCCTCAAGCTGCGGGATCTCGACGACTATGACGATGCGGAGCTGATGCGGAAGAAGATTGAGGCCTGCTTCGCGGCCTTCGTCACCGGTGCCCAGGACGAGGAAACACTCGGCAAACCGTCTACCGGAATGTCAGGTGACCGCGTCGAGAGCTTCGAACCCGGGATGATCGAATATCTCGAACCCGGCAAGGACGTGAAGTTCGCTTCACCCTCCGCCAACAGCGACTATGCCGACTACATGCGCATGCAGCTCCATGCCGTCGCGGCAGGTGTAGGGCTCACCTACGAGCTTCTCACCGGTGACCTCAGTCAGGTGAACTATTCCTCTATCCGGGCAGGTCTCATTGAGTTTCGGCGGCGGATGGAAGCGCTGCAGTGGCAGCTGATCGTTCCGGGCCTCTGCCAGCCGGTGTGGTCACGCTTCGTTGAACTGGCACAGGCTGCGGGACAACTGCCTGAGGGCGAGATCACGTCGGAATGGACGGCGCCCCGTTTCGAAGCCGTCGACCCGCTGAAGGACATCCAGGCGGACGTCTTGGCTGTCCGCGCTGGCGTGATGACGCTGAAGGAAGCAATCGCCCGACAGGGTTACGATCCGGCTCAGGTGCTGGCCGAGATCGCCGCGACCAATGCCGAACTTGATGCTGCCGGGATCACGCTCGACACCGACCCGCGGCGCTCGACCAAGACCGGTCAGGAGAAGACCGCCTCTTCCGACCCGCTACAGGATTCCAACACCCAATAATCATACGAAGGAGGGTTCATGACCCACCAGCAACCGCCGCAGTCCATTCCTGCGGCAGCGGATGCTTGCGAGCTTCCGCTCCAGACCCGCATGGATGTCCGGCTCATGCCCGACACCGCCATCGCCGAAGCCCGAACCATTGAAGTGCTGTGGTCGACAGGTGCTGCGGTGAGACGACGCGACCCATGGTCCGGCAGGGTCTACGAGGAACTGCTCTCCCTCGACCCGGCCCATGTCGATCTCTCCCGACTGAATGGTGGGGCGCCGCTGCTCAATGCGCACGACGCCTTCGACCTCGAAGACGTGATCGGGGTGGTCGAGCGGGCGTGGATCGCCCGGGAGAATGGCACTTACGTGGGCCGCGCCACGGTACGCTTCAGCGACAGGCTCGATGTCGAGCCCATCTGGCAGGACGTGCGCGGCGGCATCATACGCAATGTCTCGGTCGGTTACGCCGTCCGCGCCTACGAAATCCGCGAGGAGGAGGGGACGGTTCCGGTCTGGACCGCTGTCGACTGGCAGCCCCTCGAACTCTCGGCCGTTCCCGTCGGTGCCGACGGCGCAGCCGGCTTCCGCTCTCAAGTCCCTCCAACCCTTTGCCGCCTGTTGCGCCAGGCAAACCCCTCCCATTCAACGGAAAAGGATACCCCCATGAGTGATGTGACCCCGGCCGTGGTCGAACCCGAGCGTAGTGAACCCGTCGCCGATGTTCCGGCAGAAGCTCCTGCTCCGGTAGAGGTGCGTTCTGTTGCCCCGGCGCCCGAGCCCGTCACTCGCGCCGTGCCGCAGGAGTCCGCCTTCAAGCCCGAGCAGATCCTCGCCCAGGAACGTTTGCGCATCGCCGGCATCTACGAGGCTGCCCGCAAGCTACATGTCGACCAGGCGGTTGCCGACGACCTTGTGAAGCGCGGCACCAGCCTTGCCGAGGCTCGTGGCGTCCTCATCGATGCCGCAGCAGCAAAGGACGCGGCAATCGAAACCCGCCCGCACATCCGTGCCGGTGACCTCGACGCCACCGAAACCCGCCGCTCCGCTGTCGAAGCTGCACTTCTCCACCGCTTCGAGCCCGGAAAGTTCCGCCTCAATGATGCAGCGCGCGAATGGCGGGGCCTCAGCCTCATCGAAATGGCCCGCAGCTTTCTGGAAGCCGAAGGGATCCGGGTAAAGGGACTGGGTCGCGACGAGATCGCCACCCGTGCGCTCCATACCGGCTCCGACTTCCCGCAGATCCTCGCGGGCGTTACCAACCGCACGCTCCGCGATGCCTATGAGGCGGCACCCCGCACCTATCAGGCGATTGCGCGCCGGGCGACGGTTGCTGACTTCAAGTCGGTGCAGCGCCTGCAACTCGGTGAAGCCCCGCAGCTCGAGAAGGTCAACGAGGCCGGCGAGTTCAAGCGCGGCAGCATCGGAGAGGCAAAGGAAACCTATCGTGTCGAAACCTACGGCAAGGTCGTTGGCATTACGCGTCAGGTGGTCATCAATGACGACCTTGATGCGTTCACCCGCGTGCCGTCGCTCTTCGGCACTGCGGCGGCCACGCTTGAGTCCGATGTGGTGTGGAGCATCTTCACCGCGAACCTCGCCATGGCGGACGGCAAGACGCTGTTCCATGTGGGTCATAGCAACCTCGCGGGCGCAGGCACGGCTCTCGACGTCGCAAACCTCGCCAAGGCGCGCACCGCCATGTCGAGGCAGACAGGCCTCGACGGCAAGACGGTGCTGAACATCCGTCCCACCTTCCTGGTGGTGCCGACATCTCTGGAACTCGCGGCCGAGCAACTACTGGCCCAAAACATCGTGCCCACCCGGGTGGGCGATGTGGTCCCTGCTACGATCCGCAGCCTTACGGTCGTTTCCGAGCCCCGGCTTGATCCGGCCTCAGGCGCTGTGCCGTGGTACCTGGTGGCCAGCCCGACCGCGATCGACACCATCGAGTATGCCTTCCTCGAGGGCCAGGATGGCGTCTTCATCGAGACCCGCATGGGCTTCGATGTCGATGGTGTGGAGATCAAGGCCCGCCTCGACTTCGGCGCCAAGGCCATCGACTGGCGCGGCCTCTACAAGAACCCTGGCGTGGCGCTCAGCTGATCGGCCTGACGGTTTCAATCCCAGCATCAGGGCGGCCTTCGTGCCGCCCGTTCTCCTGAAAGGGACATTCACATGAAGAACTTCATCCAGCCTGGCAATACCATCACCCTTGCCGCTCCCGCGGCCGTGACCTCAGGGGCCGGAGTACTTGTGGGCGCCATCTTCGGTATCGCAGCCCATGACGCGGCCTCCGGCGATCCACTCGAGACCGTCACCACCGGCGTGTTTGATCTGAACAAGATCGGCTCGCAGGCGTGGGGCGTGGGCGACAAGGTCTACTGGGACAACACCAACAAGCGCGTCACGAAGATTGCAACCGACAATACGCTCATTGGCGTGGCGCTTGGCATGATCGGCAGCGGTGCGGACGAGACCACCGGCCGCGTGCGGCTCAATGGAAGCTTCTGAATTAAATTAGGTTAGAATATGTACTGCAGCGGATGCATACCAGTGATGTTCAATCACCGCGCGTGCAATCCCGGAACGGATG